TATAATGAGTTCCACCCACCTGTCTTTTGTATATACCACTCATATTCTAAATGCCTTATAAATATCTTTGGGTTCTACAATATGTAAATGGTCCTTGGTCCTTGTAGCGCCAACATAAAATAATCTATTAACATCATCAGGAACTTTTTCATATTCTCTTAGAGTTTGTCTGCTTAAATCAGTTAATAAAATTACATTGTCTGCCTCTCCACCCTTGACTCCATGTATTGTAGATAGTAAAATACGTGGTTTTTTATTTAATTGCTCTCCATTCTGTCTCATTTTTCTAATATAATTTACTTTTTTAGAAGGTGCATTATTGAATGCGTTATACCAGACATCGTCCACCATTAATCCATATTTATTTTTACATTGTTCTAGAGAGTAAAAACTATCTTTATCTAGAAGTACTAATGATTTTTTGTTTGCATGGGATTCATCCATATAACTATAAATTCTTTTTATTCTTGTATAATCTAAAGTTTCACCTTTTCTCCAGGATTCCCACTCAGTAATTGCTTCGTATAAATCTTGTTCGTATGATTTTTTATATTTATTTTTATAATATAATCCATTTTGATAAATAGTATTTTCGAGATCATTCAACATAGAACGAGTTCGAGTAAGCACCAACCATTCTCCTTTAGACATATCTATATGTCTAAAATCAGAATAAGTAGATAATTTTCCTTCAACAGTTTTAGGACGCCAATCTTTTGGAATTCTATTACCCACCTTATTTATGATTTTCATTGCAAATTCATGTACTTTAGCTGGAATTCTATAGGATTGAGTTAACTTAATAAATTCACCCCCCAGGGTTATAAAACTATTAACATCTGCACCAGCCCATTTAAAGATAGCTTGGTCATCATCTCCCGCGATATAATTATCTGTTGATTTATCCCATATAATTTTAGCCATGTCCCATTGCATTAGAGATAAATCTTGTGCCTCATCAATAAATACTACATCAAATTTAGGACAGGTATCAGATTTAGTGAAATCTAAAATCATGTCATTAAAATCTATTAAGTTATATTCTTTTTTGTATCTCTCTAATTCGTTTGATATAATTTTAAGTTTATCAAATTCTACATCCTGGGTATGTTCTTTAAGATCGTATTGTTTTTCTAAAGAAATATTTCTTAATTTTGACAATTGAATAATTCTTAAGTAATCACTTTTAGTAGAAAAAATTCCATTCATATCCACCATATTATCTTCATAGTCCACAGGGAACGCCAATTCTTTTCCTAGAGCTTCGTAGTGGCTTCTTTGCATTACATTATCTTTTTGTATTCCTAATCTTCTAAAAGCTAGTGAATGAAGTGTTCTGAAATAAGGAAGATCATCTTCGGTTAAATTAAATTTTTCCATTGCTCTATCTCTCGCCTCATACGCAGCTTTTTGAGTGAATGCAAAATATCCAATTTTATCTGGATCAGTTTTCTTTAAATATTTATCCACCAAATTTAAAAGAGTGGTTGTTTTTCCTGTACCTGGGGGTCCAATTACAATAGTCTTCATTTCATTTTCCTAAAAAAATTTCTCCAGAATGCAGATCGGATAATAGACACCACTGTAAAAATTAAAGCGATCCCCATACTATCCAGAATAGTGGGATAGAGCCCAAAAACTGGAAAAATATATAATTGAATGAGTACAGCAAGGATTAGACCTGTCCCTACATCAATAGAACTTTCAATAAAGCAACGTTTAAGCATTAAAAATTATCTTTCGGTTTAAATTGTTTTGGTTTATAATCTTCTACTTTTTTTTCGAAGGAATCTATAATGGTGACAGTTGGTCTACTTTTTCCTAATATAATTCTTTCTGTAGTACAACCACAGTGTTCTTTTAACATTTGACTTGTCTCTTGAAATTTAACATCCCATCTTCTTCTCTGAAGAAATCCATAAAAGAAAGAATCGAAAAGAAAATAATGTTTTGCATTTTCTGTAAATACACTTCCTTTTTTAATATCTTCTTTTTCAACAGTTGTAGAAGTTCTGTTAGTACAAAATTCTTCTAAATGATTTTGTAATTGATCTTTTTTAGATGTTCCTTTAGGAGGAGAAATAATCTCACGCATGTTAAGTAATTGATTTACAAGGATTTTCCAATCTTTCAATTTCATACTGGGTGGATATATTCCTATTCCTGCAATACAAGCTTCTTCAAATAAAGGCTGCTGTCTTAAATATTTAGCGCTTGGAATTTTTAATCTTTTACCGTCCACATTTAAATAATAATAAGGTTCTTCTAATTGAATTTCCTGCAAGTCACTTAAATCTGGAAAAATCATTTGAGACCCTATTCCAAATGGTCTAGTTTTACATAATTGCTTATCGCAATGATTACACATAGGAACATCATTACATTTCCATCCCCAATCTTTCTTCTCATGTTGATTTTTAATTATATCAATTTCTCTCTGTTCTAAATCTCCAATAATATAGTTTTCATGAAACCATGAAATTTTTTCTTTCCAATTATTTGGCCATTTCTTTTTAGCATAGACTCCAAAATGAAATAAAACTGCATTTCTGCCACCTTCCCCTATTTTTTCTGTGGCCAATGTTTCAATACATGGAGGCCCGTCAGAGAATTCTGATTCGGGCCTCTCTAGTTTTATGGAACCAACATCTAGTTGTTTTACATTATTATAGATTCCATAAAATTCTTCTAAATTTGCTGCTGTCCCGTTTTCTTTAAAAGCATATCTTGTTGTGTTATCTCCATTAAAATAAGGAAGATTTAAAAAATTTCCTGTGTCCTCTTCTGATTTTAATTCTATTTGTTTTGGAAATACCTCTGCATTTCCAAAACCTAATATTGCTCTAATTTGATTTAGTTTATCCCTCATGATTTTAGCTTCTATATTTTTATCCGAAAATAAAAAGATATGGGCGCCTCCAGATTTAGATCGACATACTACTAGAGGTAATTTTAATACTTTAATTTTGTTTAATAATTTTTGATGATCAAATCCGGCATAGCTATCCACATCTATACATCCCCATTTACATGTATCTTCTTCATTAATAGGAATTATTCCTAAACTTGGTTCTGTGCCGTGTAAATGTTTGTGCCAAAGATCTTCAGTAACTTTTTCTCTTTTGACAAAAGATTTAGTTTTTAATTTAACCCCGTTTTTAGGAACGGTGTTTATGTAGGTACATCCGTGGGCTCTATTAAGCCCTCTAAATATTTCTATAAATTTTTCCATATTATCATTCAGTTAAAAGGCGGATCCACTCTCGCTTCGCCGCCTTTCGTTGCAACCATCCTCCCGAAGGAGAATTAGGTTAATATGGAACGTCCGTTTTTGATTCCTCAGATCCGTGTTTAACTTTCACTAAACCTTTGCTATTTTTTTCAGCAAAATTTTTAGCAATTGTATAAATACCTTTATCTGTAACTGGACCAACTTGAGACACATCCCATCCAAACCATGTTCCTTTGTCATTAGACATTTGAACAGTTTTTAGTTTGTAAATGTGGCTATATGTTGGCGGTGTGAATAAGCCATTTTTACCTTGAAGCTTAAGACCCATCATCATTGAATTCCATTGTTTACTAATCTTTAATTGAGTAGATTTCATAGATATTAATGCTGTTGATGGACTTTTACCCATAAGAATCACAAAGTGATTAGCAGTATTTTCCAGATAATTACCGTTAGGTAGTCTATCCTTCCAAGATTTATCACGAGTAGTTGTACTCACGATATCACTACCTGCGCTGTGGATTGCTACAGGAGCACCGGTACTCGCAGTACCTCTGTCCTGCCATTCGACATATTGTCTTTCATAATGGACTGGTATAACATTTATACCTTTGGCCCCATCATAAAGTTCTTTAGTCACACTATTAACAATCATTCCAGGTTCTGCTGCACTAATAAACTTAGAATCTTGTTTATTAATTTCTGGAGATAATTGTCCCAAGACTTTCAAAAATGGTAACGCAAGATCTTCTTGCGTTATATTCTGAGAGCCAGCATTTGCATCCGCTTCGAATAGATTCGTAGCCAAAGCACCTGCTTCTTCTTTTTTTTGTACTTGGTTCATGTTTCTTTGTTCTTGGTTCATGTTTATTGTTTCCTTTTTATTGTTGTTTTATTTCCAACAAATATGTTGAAAATTTCCGTTGGCATTTCTTTTCCTGCCTCAATACGCTCACGGACTAGCGCTTTCAGAGTCATTGGTTCAACTTTCAACTTTTGTGTTGGTTGAAACCCATGACTCTTCGCAAGTTCAGCATATTTTGCTGCCTTGTTATCTTCGTTGCGACCAAAGGAGACAGATATATCATTCTTGATAATATCTCCAAGGCCATTTGTACGAAGCCAGTTATAGGCTCTATCTTTGTTTTGAGCAGAAATAGTAGCACTATAAAAAGGTTTAACATCTACAGAAGATCCATCCATAAGTTTAAGTTGAGATAAACCCATTTCAGATAGCATTGTTGGAATCACTTCTCCAGATACTCTGTCAATTTCCTTCTTTTTGTTTTTAAGAGCATCTTCCATGATCTTTAATTGATCTTCCATTGCTCTTAATTTTAGAACTTGATCAGATAAAGTTTTAATATTAGTTGTACTTTTTATAACTTCAGTTTGATCTTGTTCCATTTGTTCGGTAAGATTATTCATATTTTTCTAACTCCTTTCTGAGTAATTGTATTTCTTTCTTACATTT